ACGAGCATTTTCAAGCACTCTGGCTTCGTCGCCATCGTACGCTTTCAATACAGCTTCGTACATCTCTAATTCGGTATTGCAGTCTGCTAACAACTTCTTGGACTTAACAGGACCGATGCCCTGCAGTCCAATAATGTTGTCAATCTTATCGCCGGTAAGAATCTGAAGATAGAAGTTACGGATAGCGTCTTCTTCGGTAACGAAGTATCTCTCTTCCTTAACAAAGTTGTAATGATTACCACGAATCATATTGAGGTCTTTGTCAATACTGACAATGATTGTCTCTTCTGGCTCGTGGCGATAGGCTTCAATGCCGATCGCATCATCTGCTTCCATACCATCTACGACTTCAAATCCCCAAGCTCTTTCCATGTACTCACGAAGCAATTGATAATGATACGGCTTTGCGAGAACACGGTTGCCTTTATATGGCGCTGTTGTGGCAAGTTCGTTTCTAAAGTTTCCCTTACCGGTCAAGTAGCCCCATGTTTCGGTGATGCCGTCTTGTAAGATGAGATTATCCAAGAATTCAGATAGACGAGCTAACGCAAACTCTGCAGGGTCTCCTTCGGATGCGAACCCGAATCGATATACAAGAATATCGGCATCAACTAAGGCGATCATAATGGAATGTCATCCTCTTCTTCAACGGCTTCCTCAGAGTTGTAGACTTTGAGATCGTTGATGATGATTTTGACCAAGGAAGGAGAAACCCCTTTCTTGTTCTTCCAACTCCACTCATAAGGCTTAATCAATGCAATTGCCTTTGAGCCATTGCCGACAATATCCGTAATCTCGTTACCGGACTTGTCAACAGGCTTAATTTCGTAATTACTCTTGGCGGTAATAAACCAGCCCTTCTCAGGCTTGTCTTCACGATTGCGTGGCTCTAAACCAGCGTCTTTCAACGCTTGCACAGCATTGTCGCTTAGGTTTGTCAAGTCCACTTGAAACTTACCTGACATCTCGTTCTTCTTGTTAAAGAACGCCCATTGAACTTCTGCTTCTACTTTAATCGGCTTTTCAATATTTGCCATAATAACTCCTTGTTATACTGCGGTTGATAAGATACAGCTTAGTGATGCTTTCCGGAGAAAGCCTTCATTTCATCGATCCCGTCCATTGTTTCTTCGACTAGTCCGTCTGCGGCTGCGATTAAGCAGTCAAGGGTAGTCTCTAAATCAACAGAGGTTCCGATAGAAAATGTTCGATCGGTGTACAAAGTAATAATGACCTGACCTTCTACTTCTTTATCTTCTAGTGGGTTTGTTGCCATGTAGCACCTATCTTGTATTCCCCTGTTAAGGGGCAATTCATTTTAAATTCCAATCCAGCATTCTGTATTGCTCGAACACCGGACTGACCTACTTCTTCTGCAAACTGCTCAGGCACTTCTACTTGCCATTCGTCGTGAACATTAGCTACGAATTTAAACGGTATTTTCCGTTTTGTCAAGTCTTTATTTAATAAAATCAATGCTTTTTTCATTACTATCGCACCAGCGCCTTGCAATAGCGTGTTGAGCGCCGAATGCTCCGACCGAACGAGTAACTTGCGTCCGTCAAGGGCGAGAAGGACACCCCTCGCAGCATACGCTTTAGCCACTTTTTCTCTGAGCCTTTCGAGCTTCGGCGTGTTGCGTAAAAAATTAGTAATGAGCTTTTGTCCCTCTTTCGCTGAGCCTCCAACAATCGACCCGATCTTGGCAGCTCCTGCGCCATACAGGAAGGCATAGATAAAAGTCTTAGCTTGATTCCTCGTTTCCAGTCCTGCCGCTGTTTGATTGGCTGTGTGTATGTCGCCGGATACAACTTCATTCGTATATTCATTGTCATTCATGTAATGAGCCAACATCCGCAACTCTAAACCGCTTGCATCGATGCCGACTAGCTTACATCCTTTCTCAACTGTCCAAAGATTCCTACATTCTGCACCGTAAATAGCGCCTGTGTTAGGCACTTGCGCCATGTTAGGACTGTGATGAGTCATGCGTCCTGTGACAGCCCCATTGGTGATCACTTTGCCATGCACACGACCGTCTGCTTGGATGTGTTCGATCCAGCTTTCGATCTGTGCAATACGCTTTTGTAGCATCAAGTACTCGGCGATTGCTTTCGCTTCGGGGAAGTCGAGACCTTCGAGCGTGGTTTCGTCGACGATGACGCTGCCTTTTTCGGTGTACTTACTCGGCTTCCAGCCTTTTTCAATGAGCCTTTCTGCGATTTGCTGGCGGCTACCGGGGTTGAATGGCTCGATGATGTCTTTAAGCGGCTTGCCGGTTTTTTTGTGGGTGCGACCAGCAGTGATGCGGGGAGGAAAAATCCTTTGCATTTCAACCGTAATAGCGTCCAACTTAGCTTTAAGTTCAGCCAGTAGTTGCATAGCAGCCGGTTCATCGAACTTGAAACCGTTTCGTTCTTGTACTGCGATGATTGCTTGAACTTCATGTTCTAACTCCTGTGATTGTAGTGAAAAATCTTGTCGCTTTAACTCAGCTTCAAGGTAGTTGTAAATCCTGTGTAATACTTCCACATCTTGCTTGCAATACTGCACCATCTCGTCCAACGACTGCGTCTGTAAATCAAAGTCATTAAACTCACTCTTCTCGATTCCTAGCAACTTCCCTAGATTCGCTAGGCTGTGACCGCCTTCGAGACTTGGATTTAGTAAGCGGCTTAGAACGAGTGTATCTCTGACTCTCTTCAATGTAATCTGACATTTCCATAACTTGTTCAGTAAGTAGAAATCGAATGCGATCCCATTGTGAGCCACTATCAAACTCGCTGCCTTTATGTACTCCGACAAGTCTTTTGCTTCTTTCCATATCCGTACCTCTTGTGTATCTAAATCCTTTGTAACAACGCACCAAATCTTGCTATGATCTAATGTGGTTTCGATGTCCAATAATAGTCGCATACAGTTATCTTACTTTATGTGCTAGGTTTTTGTCAACAAATATTAAATTGGAACCGCATTTAATTATAGAATAATATCCTACATTGTGCATCAATGTGCGGATGTCCTCTTCGCTGTAGGGTTGAATCTCAACACAGATCACCTTAAATGGATAGCGTCGAAAGTCAATGCTCTGTAACACCGCAAAATCCATGCCCTCGATGTCAATCGACAGAAAGTCCGGTATTCGTCTGTGATGCAGGATTTGCTCTACGGTAAAGATCGGTAACTGCTTAACTTCGGTAATCGCAAACTCAGGATAATCCATCACAAAGCCTTCGGCAACCTCCTTAACGAAGCTATTTCGACCAGATTCACCATCAATCATGTAGAAATCTTGAAATCCTGACTTAATACCCACACCAACATTAAGGTTAATATCTTGCGGTCTCTGCTCTAGGAATAACCTATGAAGTTTAGGATTTGCCTCAACATTAATACCACGAGAACCAGTATCATAAAATAACTTAGTATTACTGATGGTTGTAGGATGGTGTGCTCCCAAGTCCAGATACGAAGGATTAGCAATACCGAGACCATGAAAGATAGCACGAATAATAATGTCGTCTCCGTGTTGTGCATAAGTTTTATCTCCAAATAATTGATCAGGATGAGCCATTAATGTAATCCTCTTTCAGCACTATTCAGTTGGTAACGAAGTGCTTGTATCTCCGCCATCGCTATCGCTAATTCCGATAGATTCTTTATTTGCTGATCCTGTAGCTGTTTTATTTCGGCTTTCAGCTTTTCTACTTCGCACAACACTCGGTCTTCCGTTGTCCAAGTTGTCATTTGATTCCTCCATTTCCATAGGTTGTTCCAGTTGAACAGATTCAGTGGTGGACACTTCCACACCATTTTCTAACTCCTCAATATACTCTTCTAAATACTGTATATACTCCTTTTGCTTATACAGTTCCTCAATACATCCTTGTGCTAACTCAAATACTCTTTTTGTTACATCATCCACGAAATCATTCCCGATAAGTAAAAAACTACCGCCACCAATTCCACAATCAAAAGAGGGTTATCTCGCTGTTTCCATCCTGCCCAAGCCCACATCGCACTACCAACCGCACTGAGAACAATGTTAATCGGGTAATAGTTAAAGCTGGTTAATGCAATACCGGCTAGGCAGAGGCAAGTCGCAACCCACTTAAAAACTAGCATATTGTGTATCGACTAATTCGACTTCCTCATCTACTAGTTCATAATCCGCTTCCTTAACATAGTCCAGATTGTCGTAGCATTCATCGTCAGAGTGACCGAATGAAGTGACTAAATAGGTCTTAGTTACTTTAAATGTTGCCATCAGTTCTTTACTCATCATTCCTCCATTTATCAATAGTTAAGTCTAAAGCAGTGCCATCAAGCCATTCCCATGTTGCCATCTTGTTATCGCATATTACCACAATCGGCGCATAGGCATTCGGCGGAACATCCCACGCTGAGTTACGAAGCCAAAGATAGCGTTCAGCGTTATTAAAGATTTCTTTATTATCCTGAATCCTACTAAAGACATCTTTATTTAGCTCACGCAAACGCTCGATTTCGTTGCACAGATCGGTGATGATCTTACGGGTAACATGATACTCGTCATGCGTTGCATACTTCCTTGCTTTATCTAAAAAATCCTCACTCATGTCGTGCAAACTCCTTATGTAATTCAGTCCGTTTTTGTTCAGCTATTTTTGCCGCTTGTTCCATCGTATCATGAACTCCAAAATAATAAAACTTATTGTTGTATGAAAATTGTACTTTCCATTTTTTACTTTTCCTACACCAACTAACATTCTTTATTCCGCTTGTGTTAGTTTTTCGCATTGGTTGATTTTGTACATTTTGTGCAAAAGTAGCTTCTCGTAAATTTTCAATACGATTATCTAATTTATTTGCGTTTTTATGGTCTGTGCATTTTGGAAAATAGCCGTGGTGCATACAGAAAATAAGTCGATGAACCAAGTATTTTTCATTGTTAATCTGCACAACTTTATAACCGTTGTTACTTATATAACCGGCTTCCTTTCCTTTAGAAGTGCTACCAGTCGCTACTTTCCAATATAGTTTTCCGTTATCGTATTCAAATAAATTATTTAATAAATCTGCCGTAATGTAATCATACTTGCTCATATCGTCTCCTGTATCTCTAACATTCTTCCGGTTGATGGGTTATACAATAAATCACAAGCACCGCCAGTGTAACCGCTAAAGCGATTCTTTAAAACCCTAACATGAGTAGTGTTTCTCTCAACCATGTCAGTGGCTTGTCCGTTACGCTCAAGACCGATCACGATGTCCGATAGCTGTGCAATCGAGCCTGAACCACGCAGCTGAGCCAGTGATGTTGCAGCGCCTTCCTCGTGTCCCTTGCTTTCGGGACGCTTCAAATGCGACACACAAATAAGACTGATGCCGGTTTCCTGAACCAACATCCGTAAGCGGGTCATAATAGCATCAAGTGCCTTGCGTTCATCCCCAACATCGCCACCACTAACAATGATACTAATGTGATCCAAAACCACATAACCACATCCAAGTCCTTTAGCCATATAGCGAACCCGATTGACAATATTGTCAAGAGTGCTACTACCGAAATGATCAAAAAGATACAAGCGATCAGTTCCCAAGGTGCGAGTAAATCCATCTCTAAGTTCCTCCTCTGTTACATCCACATCTGGTAAGTGGATTGGTTTGTTCAACGCTAGTGACATCAGCGATCGTGCAGTCTTACGCACTCCTTCTTCCAAGAACATCATGCCGATATTGTCCTCGGTCTTCGAGAGAATATGCCATACGATCTCACGCAAGAACTGTGATTTGCCCAAACCTGATCCGGCAGTAATCATCACTAACTCGCCTTTGCGAATGCCATAGGTGAGTTTATTGATACCGGCATAAGGATAATCGACTTCTGCCTTGTCAATCGGCTTAGATACCACATCCCACAGCGTAGAGCCTTGGATGATGCCGTCAGGCACATATTGCTCTGCCCTCCACCAATCGTCCACGAATTCCTTATCCGCCTTGATTTTGAGATAGTCTGATGCGTCTTTCAATCCTGTCCGCACCTTCATCATCTTGACTTTGCCACCGAAGAGTTCAGCAACAGACTGCATCGCCTTCTGACCGGCTTCGTCACCATCAAAGCACAGGACGATGTTCTCGAATGAATCAATGTATTCGTATTGTGCCTTACAGTCCTTCAGAGCCGCAGAAGCGCCGTTACGG